AGAAGCAGGCCGAGGAGGCGCAGCGCGCCTGGCAGGCCAAGCTCGACGGCTACGGCAAGGCCAAGGCCGACCTCAAGGTGCGCGACTACGACGAAGCCGAGCACATGGTGATGGAGACCCTGAACGTTACCCAGCAGGGCGTCGTGCTGCAGGGTGCGGAGAACCCCGCGCTCGTGGTCTACGCGCTGGGCAAGAACCCCAAGCGCGCCAAGGAGCTCGCTGCGATCACCGACCCGGTGAAGTTCGCATTCGCCGTTGCCAAACTGGAGGCACAGTTGAAGATCACCCCACGCACCAAGCCACCCGCGCCCGAGCGCAGCCTGCCGGCAGGCACCGCACCCGTCAGCGGCGGGTCAGATACGACGCTGGAGAGGCTGCGCGAGGAGGCATCCCGCACGGGCGACATGACGAAGGTGGTGCAGTACAAGCGGCAGCTGGCGGCGAAGGCGCAGGCGAGGGCGTAAGCGAGAGGCCGGATATCGGCGGATGTCGATAGGGGTTGACCCTAGCCGCCGATGTGGTACATTCGGCCCAATCGCACCGGGTTTCGCCAGCCCTCAAGTGGCAGTAGCGACCAGATCACGAGTGGCCGCCCGACTCTGACGGGGTGAGTAAGCAGGCGCGGCAGTAGCCGCAATCGTTTCACTCATTCCCAGGAGCCCACACCGTGGCAAACAGCTTCTCGAAGGAAGAGCGCGTCGCGTTTGAAGACCTTCTCGCAGGCTTCCAAGACGCCCTCGTACTGTCCCGCAACGTCTCGGTCTACAACACGGACCAGACGATGATGGAGCGCACCAACAACGTCATCTGGCGTCCGCAGCCGTACATCGCCGTGTCCTACTCGGGCACCGACATGACGGCCAACTTCGACGACTACACCCAGTTGTCCGTCCCCGCGACCATCGGCTTCCAGAAGTCGGTGCCGTGGATCATGTCCGCCACCGAGATGCGCGATGCGCTGCAAGAGGGTCGCCTGGGCGATGCCGCCAAGCAGAAGCTCGCCTCCGACATCAACGTCGCTGTGCTGACCGTCGCCGGCCAGCAGGGCACGCTGGTGGTCAAGCGCTCCTCGGCTGCAAGCGGCTTCGAGGATGTGGCGCAAGTCGAGGCGCTGATGAACGAGCAGGGCGTCCCGATGGAGGACCGCTACCTCGCTCTGTCCACCCGCGACTACAACGGCATGGCCAACGACCTGAGCAAGGCCAGCCGCTCGTTCGGCAACGAGATCAGCGACAACGCGCTGCGTCGGGCCTTCGTGGGCCAGCTCGCCTCCTTCGGCACCTACAAGCTGGACTACGCCCAGCGCAAGGCTGCCGCGGCGGGTGCCGGCATCACGATCAACACGACGGCTGGCGGCGGGAACTACTACACCCCGAAGGCCACCTCGACCGCCGCGACTGGCGAGACGAGCAACGTGGACAACCGCTTCCAGACGGTCACGGTCAACTCGACCACGAGCGTCGCGGTGGGCGACTCGTTCACGATCGCCAACGTGAACAACGTCCACATGATCACCAAGGAAGACACGGGCCAGCCCAAGACCTTCCGCGTGATCGCTGTGCCGTCTGCCACGACGCTCGTGATCAGCCCCCCGCTGATCCCCGCGCAGGCCGGCGTGGACTCCACCGTCCAGTACCAGAACTGCAAGATCACCTCGACCTCTGCCTCGGCGAACATCACGTTCCTGAACGCGGGCGCGGCGTACCTGAACTGCTTCTGGCACCGTGAGGCGCTGGAGCTGCTCCCGGGCCGCTATGCGGTGCCGAGCGACGCTGGTGCGGCGGTGATGCGTGCCTCGACGGACCAGGGCATCGAACTGGTGATGACCAAGCAGTACGACATCAACACGATGAAGACGAAGTACCGCCTGGACTGCCTGTACGGTGTGGTGTGCAAGCAGCCAGAGATGGCTGGCATCCTGATCTTCAACCCCTGAGTCATGAGGAGCAACTGACATGACGCAGCAGATCGTTTTCCCTTACGGCGATGCCGAAGTCAGCCTGACCGCAACTCAGTCGATTGCGGTTCGGACTGGTGGCCCCGGCAACCCGGCGAAGATCTATCGCCAGGCCGGCTTCCCGAACTACCCGAACTCGTGGCTTCTGCTCGGAGAGATCTCCGACCAGGAGCAGAGCTACGGGCCGTTCACGGGCGGCGGCGTGGTCAAGATCGAGGCCGGCCCGAACCAGGTGTTCTACAACGTGGACGCCGCCCCGCTGGGCGCGATCACGTTCGGAGTGCCTATCGGCAACCCGTCGTTCTTCGGGTACTTCACCGACTTCATCGAGTACGACAGCAACACCTGGACCATCACCGAGACGGGTGCCGGTACGGACCTGTCGGGCGACGAGCTCGGCGGTACGCTGGTGCTGACCAACGCGGCGGCTGACAACGACGCGCACTGGCTGCAACTCGGCAAGACCAACGGCGAGTCGTTCAAGTTCGTGGCCGGCAAGCCGCTGTGGTTCGATGCTCGGTTCAAGGTGGACAACGTGCTGGCCGACACCATGATCGGCCTGTACGTCACGGACACCACGCCCGAGGGCGGTGTGTCGGACGGCGTGTACTTCCGCCGCCTGACCACGGCCACGGCACTGAACCTGGTGGTGGAGGCCTCCTCGACCGAGACGGTGGTGACGACCGGCATCACGATGGCCAACGACACCTATGTCAACGTCGGGTTCTACTGGGACGGCGCGAAGCTGTTCTACACGCAGAACCGCCAGATCGTTGCCCAGGTGACCACGCTGGCCAACCTGCCCACGACCGAACTGCGCCTGAGCTTCGGCGTGCAGAACGGCACGGCGGTGGCGCGGTCGATGACGGTGGACTGGATCGGCGCTCACCAGCAGCGTTGATGTGGTGACCCAGTGACACGCGGGCGGTGGTCTGAGGCTGCCGCCCGCGTTTTCGTATCGGGAGACTGAGATGCCGTTGAAGAAGGGTTACTCCAAGGCCAGCGTGTCGAAGAACATCTCGATGGAGATGAAGAAGGGCACGCCGCAGAAGCAGGCCGTCGCCATTGCGCTGTCCACCGCTCGCACCGCTGCCATGAAGGCCGGCAAGCCGAGCAAGGCTCCCGCGAAGAAGGGCATGAAGTGAAGAAGCCCGGTTCGCCTGGTCTGTACGCTGCGATTCACGCCAAGCGCGCTCGCATCGAAGCCGGTTCTGGTGAGAGAATGCGCAAGCCGGGGACGAAGGGTGCCCCGACCGCTGCGGCGTTCCGCGAGTCAGCCAAGACGGCGAAGAAGGGCAAGAAATGATCTCACTGCCGACCATCCTCTACAAGCGCGGCGGCACCTGGCCTGGCCCGCTGGACAGGTACGGCAACGCGACGACGTTCTCGACGTTGGCCTGCGACACGATGGAGCAGGTCGAGGCGGCGCTGGCCGAGGGCTGGCACCTGAACTCGTGGACGGCCTGCGATCAGGCGGGCCCGTGGGACGAGGAGGTGGTCGAGGCCGAGGTGGTCGAGGTGGCCCCGGAACTCGAGCCTGCGCCTGCTGACGACGCCCCGCCGACCCGGGCTGAGATGCTCGAGCAGGCCGCGAAACTGAACCTGCGCGTCGATCGCCGTTGGAGCGACGAGACGCTGCTGGCGAAGATCAACGCAGCGATGGCGGCCGAGCCTGCTGCCGACGAAGACCCGATCTGAGGGGCGGCCTGTGAGTTATTCCAAGCGCCAGTTCGTAGAGGAGGCCTTTGCCGAGCTCGGCATGGCGTCCTATGTCTTCGACCTTCAGCCGCAGCAACTCGAGGCGGCTCTGCGCCGGCTGGACGCGATGATGGCCCTCTGGAACGCCAAGGGCATCCGTCTGGGCTACCCACTCCCGTCGAGCCCCGAGGACAGCAGCCTGAGCGAGAAGACGTTCGTGCCTGACAGCGCGAACGAGGCCATCGTCACGAACCTGGCCATCCGCCTCGCCCCGCAGTACGGCAAGCAGGTCCAGATCGACACGCGCACGACAGCGAAGCTGGGCTACGACACGCTGTTGGCGCGGGCCACGTTCCCGCTGGAGCAGCAGTTCCCGCAGACCCTGCCGCTGGGTGCAGGCCAGAAGCCGTGGCGCTACGACACGCCGTTCATGCCAGCGCCGGTCGATCCGGTGCAGGCTGGGCCAGACGGCCCGATCGAACTCTACTGAGACCCACGCCGTACCGAAACACGAGCTCACGCCG